CAATATAAGCTGATCTAGAACTGCCTACACCTCCAGTACCAACTTCTAGTCTACTATCGTTAGAACCGTTTTGAATTCTAAAAGTACCAGTAATATCTAAAGTAAATGCTGGATCGACTTGATTTATACCTATTTCACCTGTAGATTCAATAGTTAACCTATCTTGGCTATTTGTAGTAAATCTAATTTCATTTGATGCTGGTCTATATAATCCATTAGCTGGTTTGGTTGTTCCTGTGACATTTACTCTTGCTGCTTGTACTTGCGCACTAGCGTTTAAATTAGCTCCACTTACTGTTGAGTTAGCGGTGATATTTCCAGCCTCAAGATTAACAAATTTATGAGTGCCACTATTACCTTCTAGCCTTTCCCAACCATTATTAGCTGCATTTCTGCGTTGAAAATATTTATTAGTTGCGTTCCATCTAATAGACTTTGCACCCCAATTATTTGAATTATCTGCTGGCAAGCCTGTTACAGTTAAATCAGTTGAATATAAAGAACCTACAACCTCATCTCTTTCTTTTAGCTCAGTTATAAAAGCTGTATATGTGCTTGTTAAAGCTGGTTTTGTAAAGTCTGGCATTTAAACTCCTCTTACAGTAAAGTCTACAACTGTATTTGCTGTTGGGAAAGTTCCAGTTGTAGTGAATACAAATATTTTAAATCCATCTTGAGGATTCGCAGCATCTTCAAAATCATAAATAGCATATTTAGCATCGCTAGTTGATCCTTGTATTGATAACTGAAGTGAATCTACGTCTATAAAATTTTCTGTAAAATTAACACTAACTCCATTAGAACCCCCAGCAGCACTACCCAAAATTGTTACTCTACCTTGATCTGTTTTTCGTTTTAAAAATAGTTTTACACGACTACTATTAACTTTTATTAAGTCATTATTATTAGCACCAGTAAATTCATATTTAATTTTTATAAATCTAAAATCTTGTCCAAGAACATTTATTCTTTGACCATTATTACTTCCCTTATCTACATAAGTGCCTTGGCCTCCAGAACCATTATCAGGTGCTATTTCTAACTTTGTTACCACATCATAACCTTCATTCACAGTTTCACTATCAACTAATCCAAGACTACCTTCTATTCTAGTAGAGTCGATAGTTGCACCTGTGTCTATGATTTCTTGAAAACTTCCTGTGTTTTCACTAGGTAAAGCATAGACAGTAGAACTACCATATCTGCCAAAAGTAATAGGCGAACCAGTACTGTTGTTAAATCCATTGTCATTGGTGTCATCATCATTTGGATCGAAATGTTGTTTCCAAGTTCTTGTAGGACTTATACAAAAGAATAACCCTCCATCATCAAAAAAACCATTAACAGATGTAATTCCGCTACCAGTTAAAGCACTCTGAAAATCTTGTTTTAAAACAAAATCAGGTGGTTCATTTACTTCAGCGTTTGTAACTTCTTGCGCTCCTTCATTTCCAGCAGTATTAACAGGTTTAATAAAATAGTTAAATTGACCGCCAACCGACTCAAATACTGTTGTAAAAGTTCCTAATTTTTGCCCGACTAAAGCACTTGCTGATACATTATTTTTATATATATTGTAATGTTTGATTGGTAATTGATTAGGTGATATAACACTTTCTCTCCACCTAAGTAAAACATTATTATCAATAACTTCATTTGTGAAATTAGTTACTTTTGTTGGTAAAGCAACTGTAAAGTCAACATTATTTAATAATCCATCATTTCCATTTATATCAACAGCACGAACAAAATATCTTTGTGTTGCATCTTGCCAAATAACTTCTTCAGCTATTGCTGTTCCATTTTGTTGGAAATCTGCATCTCCAATGGCACTCTCAGCAGTACCAGCATTTTCTCTATAAATCTTATAAAAAGCTATTGGTAAGCCATTAATTTTATCATCAACAGTAGCAACAGGTACTTCATTCCATTTTACAAATGCACTAACACCTTTAATGACAGCAGATAAACCTGTAGGTGCTGGAGGGGGGCTAACAGATACATCAGGATAATTAACAATTCCAGTACGACCAACATTACCGAGAGTATTATTAACATCTCTAGCAGCAATAAAAAATCTTCTAGGATTAGATGTATTTATAAAAGTTGGAGATAAAGAATTACTGTCAGGTTCAAATAAATAACTTTCAGAGTTTGTTACATCTATATCTACAGCTAATCCAAAATCAGTATTACCTGTACCACTAGCTTTTATGACGTAATCTTTTATTTTTGTAGCTCCTTCTGCGGGTTTTACCCAAGAAAGTCTTATTTTTGATCCTTCGTAGGCATATGAAATGTTTGGTGCTGCTGCTTTTGCAAACTCAGCTAAAAGCTCTCTATCAGTACTTTCTCTATCTGTAATGTCTCTAGCTCTAACTTTAAATGTTTGATCTGTAGACCATGTAACAGGAATAGTAAGAGTTGTTGAATTTGTAGTTGCTATTAAGGTTGCTCCTTGTCTTACTTCATATTCTTTAATTGCAAATCTATTTCCATCAACAACAGAAGCACTCCATTTTAAAATATAATTATCATCTTGAAAAGATCCAGTTAATGACGATGGACGATTTGGACTTTGAAAACTTAACGTAGTAGATCGTGCGTTTACACTTACATTTCCATCGTCATCAACAGCTTTTATTTGAAATGTTTTATTATTAACTGTGGGAGATGGCAAAGTAGGAACATTAATTGATGTAGCTTTAAATTCTCCTAAAAGAACACCGCTACCATAAGTTCCTTCATATATGATATAACCCCGAATATCAAGATCAGCAAAATTAGGATATGTCGCTACTATAGGTGTCCATGATAAAACAATTCCTATATGAGGGTCTAACGATGCAGAAAAATCTGAACTTACTTGAGATGGTTTTGCATTTTTACCAACAACAGAGAAGTTGTTTTTAACTAAAGGGCTATGAGATTTTTTTCCAGATCCACTTATACTTCTTACTCTTAAATCAAATTTAGCACTACCTACAGATGAGCTTACGTTTATATCATCTATTGAAAAAGAAGGATCTTGAGTTTCAACAGTTATAAATCCACCTTTATCTTTTCTGTATTTAAGTTCATAACGATTTACACCTAAAACTGGTTTCCAAGCAATTAATAGTCTTACTTTGACTTGATTTTTATCTTTATATAGTTGTTCAATTGGATATACAGTTCCTCCAGAGTCAGTAGCCCAATCTGATGGACTTGCTGGTACTAAATCTAAATTTGTGAAATCTCTATGTTCAAGAACTTCATTTTGTTCAACTGCTGCATATTTACTTTCATTATGCAAAACAGCAGTAACAGTATATTGAAAATCATCTTGCTCTTCTATCGCTACGACTTTATATAATTGTGATTGTATTTGCGAGCTACTGCCAGTAGTTTCAATAACCCAAAAAGAACCAACATTTGGATCAGTATTTTGAAAAGTGTCAGTATAAACAGGATTAGGTTGTCTTGTATTATCTAAAAATGGTTTATTGCCACTTGAGTCATTTATTTTCTTTTGAAATCTATTAACTACAGTTATGGTTTTATTTGTAGTGTTAATACCATTACCAGTTATTGGCCTTTTACTTATTTGACCATCAGGAAGAATTACAGTTAAATGCCCTGCAAGACCACTTAAATTTGGAAGATCAATTATGTTATCAATACCAACAACACTATTATTATTAACAGTTGAAATAGAAGTAATTTGTCCACCTCTCCTGACACCTGACTTTACCTCATCCATTATTTCAATAATTTGACCAGGCGTAATTAAAGCTCCAGCTTGAATAGTAGTTGTAAACGATACAACATCAGTTTCAGTTGCAAGTGTGGTTAAAAACCATTTTCCAAGTCTTCTAGCTTGATGCCTTGAAGTGACCCCAAAACTATTTATATTTTTAGTAATTGCACCGTACTTAAGTAGACCATCGTTGTCAATTACTTGCTCATACGCTGCATCTCTTAGTTCAATATCAAAATATTTAACAACTATTACTGTTGCTCTAGTCTTTGAACTACTTCCAGAATATGAAAAACCTTCTGGAGTTACATTTGCATTTGTAAATTGATATGTTGGATCTAACCCTGCCCTGTCTTGTATAAGACTAAAACTTCCAGACATATATAAAGGCATTGCTCTAAAAACAGAACAAAGACTATTAACCACTTTAAAAACGTCTTGTCTTGTTTGAATATTTACATTTAAACTAAATCTTGGTTCAGTTATGGTTTGAATTACACCATTACCTAACCTGTCTTGAAAAGTAACAACTTCTGAGCAATATACGGAAGCTGCGTAAAAGCTATAAATATCTAATTCATTAGCACTTATAAAATCACCACATCCATATCTTTGACTTGTTAAAAGATCGTATAAACACCAGGCTGGATCTGTAGTCCATTGCGCTGCTCCAAGTGTTCCATTAAAAACGTAATTATCAGGATATTCTATTCTTCCGTTATTTGAATCAACTGTTACCCCAGTTGGAATTTTTACTTTAATTCCTTTTATTAAATATGACCGTTTAGGTACTGAGTTAAATTGTTCTGCATTTATCCTAAGACCTATTAATGCACAATCTGGATAATTAAATCTTCTTCCAAAAGTAACATTGCCTGATCCATTTCTATTTTGTGTGTGTTGCGTTGTAAAAATTTTATCTGTAACGACAGAAGCAACTGTCATCCTTCTGTTATTTGTACCCCCAGTAAATTCGCAACCAATACTATCGCCAACTTCTAAATTATGATTAGCACTTGTTGTTATTGTTATTGTAGTTCCAGCGTGTGTATAAGTTCCAGATTGATTTGCTCCTTGTTCTTTGATTAAAGTATGAGATGTAACAAAAAATTTACTTGTGTGACTAATAAATGTATCAGAATTAGGATTACCATCTTCATCATCTGAATCCATAAAAGTTGTATCTGTATCTGATGTTCTTTTTACTTTAAATGCAACTGGAAATTGATTTTCTGCTAATCCACTTAAATCAAACTCATATTGTTTTTGATAAAGATCAGCAGTTCTTCCTGTAATAGTTTGTTCATCAAGAATATTTACAAAACTTCCATTAGCTAAACTTCGTTGAAACCTAAATTTAAATTCAGTTCCTAAAGTATCTCCATTATTTTTTATTTTCTGTAAAGTTGGAACACTTATTAAAAAAATAACAGAATCAACACTTGAATCAGTAATAGTAAATGTCTGTCCAGCTTCGGTTTTTGGAACTTCAACGCCACTTTGCGGATTTGCAATTATATTTGCTGCTTGTACAAAACCAGATAAAACTGTTTGATTTGAAGTACCACTTCTTGTTTTTATAATTACGTCATCGAAATTTGCAGTTCCATCATTATTTTCTAAAGGTGTGTTATCTAAAAATATTGATTTATTTCCGTCAACTAAACCTTCAATTTCTCCTTCACTTAAAAGATCAACTATACGACCAAAGGATCTACTATTTAAAGAATCTGGATCTGTAGATGGTGTTCGAGAACCACCGCCGCCACCTTTACCACCACCACCAGAACCAGCAATAAATTTATCAGTCATGCTTCTACATCAATAGTTTCAATTTTTGTTGAAATTGGAATAGATCCGACCAAAGTTTTTCCATATACAATTGGAATCGCAGTTCCAGATCTGGCGGTCTGTTGCACTCCACTAAATGAAAAAGATTTTATAGGATCGGATTCATCATCTGGAAGTTCTGGAGTTGGAGTTAAAAGACCAACAACACCACTAATAACTAATAAAATTCCAATATTTCCTCCTAAAGCAGCAAGACTAAATGAACCAGAAGCAGTAGCAAATCCTCCCGCAATTCCTTGTGGACCCAGGCCAAATCCAACGGCAGGATTAAGTATTGCTAATCCTATCAATGCAAAACCAGCTATAATTTTTCCAATATTTCCAGAACCAGCTACAACAGGAATTATTTTTATATCTAAACCGCCACTTGGAAAATCTAATAATTCTTCATCAATATTATATTCTCCCATATATACTTGATAATTTTGATTAGACATATGTTTTTCTAATCCAACAAAATTTGCTTTTAAAAACCTTATAGCATCTATTGGTTGATTAATAACAGCTTCAAATTGATTTTGACCACCACAAAAATCTGCAAGCTCTCCATAAACTTTTAACTTACTTAACATACCGCAACCTCTTTCCAGTACATTTTACAAGCCATTCCCCATAGAAATCCTTTGAACTTAGTCTACCTTCTATATGATGTAAAACCATCTGTTGTGGCAATAAAAATATACCAACATGATTTAAACCTGTACTATTAATTGCAAATAGTAGACTGTCATTATGTTCTAATTCCTCATCAGGCTTTAATTCTCTAAAACCTGTATCTTTAAAACATTTATCAAAATAAGGATTTAATCTAAAACTTTCTGGATCTGTAGGTCTTTTCCAATCTCGTAATTTTATTCCTACTGATTCATAATAATCTTTTACAAGCGTCCAACAATCATGCACTCCAAATGCATAATGTCTACCAATCAAAGGAGCTTTATAACCTGTAGGTTCAAACTCATGCCATTGACCTAATGCAACTGCATATATATACCAAACTTTTTTTGAATTTTCACAAGCAGTTAAATCAGCAGAACTGGGAAATGGAGTTTGATATGGATGCGAATGAAAAATACCTACAATAGTTCCAGAATCTTCTGCTTCTGCATAATCTAAAGGATCAATAATAAAATGATCATATGGATTAACTGCTATATTTTTACATCTTTTATATCTTTTACGACCTTTAATAATTACTACTAAACCACAAACTTCAGAAGGGAACATATCTTCTGCGTGTTTTTGTGCCTCTATTCTCCAATTACTCATGAAAAGCCCCAATACCAGGAAACTGTCTTGGCAAGACTTGCCTTTTAGGTAATTTAACACCTGGTAAATCCCAAGCCTGTGCCAACTCAAATTCTACAAGTTCTCTATTTTCTGTAGATTTACGAGCAATAAAATAAACTTCATTTCTACTTGTAGCATTTGGATTAGCACTTGCACCACCATCTAGAAATATTGCTGCTGTTCTAATTCTTGTCACTTTTGCATTTAACAAATCATTCCCAGTAGTTATTTTATTTACCTCAATAAGGATAGTAGATACAGTTGCAAGTAAATTACTTATACGAAGAACAGGTCTTGCTTGTGAATCATTTTGTCCACTTTTATAATCGAAACCTTCTGCTTCTATTGGCATTGGTGTGTATGTTTGGCTATTAAATACTATTGACCCTGCACCAGCAGCGGTCATTCCAGAATGCCATCTATATTTTGTTATAACACTATCAGGATTTCCTGTTGCATAATGAAGACCTTCTACAAGTTCTAACTCAAACAATTCAATAATTGCACTTGGATCAGTTTTTTGTACCTCACTTATATAACTATCTGTCATGGTTCAAATACTTCTCTAAAAGTTAATTCAATATCGTTTAAATCATGTGCAACCATTGTTACTGAAGGATTTTCACAAGTCCATTTACCAGTAGAACCAAATGGTGGAGTCCAATCAAAAGCTTTTGCTCCATTGTTACCTTTATTTGGATCAGATAAAAAATTTAAAATATTTGTAGTTACAGTATCTGATCTATTTAAAAAAGATAAAGCAAACGTCCTTCTTGTTGCATTAATTCCCTTCTGCAAACGCTGTTCATAGCCATCCCCCAGAGCTACCTTAATTAAATTATTTTCAACTGTTAATTGAGGAGAATAGCTTGGGGATATGTCAGAAGCAGTAACGCCCCCACCAACACCAGAAGAATCAAAAGTAGCCATTATGTATAAAGAATACCTCCAGGTCGTTTTTGTTTAATAAGTTCTGCTTCTATTGCAGTACCTATCAATTTACCAAGTTGATTTGCTTTCATTGTATTACCTTGAGCAGATGTGCCACCAGCATTTACAGAAACATTAACAACATTGCCTCCACCTCCTCCAGAAGATTCAACTCCTAGTTTTCCTTGCTTGGTGCGCTTCAGCGGGAGTATTGCCTCAGACCCGGCCTCGCCCATCAAGCCAATGCCGTTTTTGAATGGAAAAATAGTAGGAGAATGGACAACGCCCCCTCGTGCAAATTTTTGTATTCCATTTCTGCCATATGCATTACCTAACTTGTTAAAACTTGCCATAGTTACTTCACCAGAAGCTGATGCTGTACCTCCACCAGTAACACCTCCCATGTCAAAACCAAAAATACCACCTAATAATGGTTTTAATATTGCTTGTCTAACAATTATTCTTGCCATGTCTGCCAATATTGATCTAGTAAATTCTGCAAAATTTAATTTTCCTGTCATTACAAAGTTAACAATTGCATTTTCCATGTTTTGAAATGCTTTAGTAACTACTGCTCTAACTTCTTCAGCACCACTTTTTATACTGTCAAAATAATCTTTAATACCGCCCATTACGCCTTCATATGTTTTATCTTTACCACCACCATCTCCTTCACCTTCTGGTTTTATTGGTATTAATCCATCTTTGAGTAATAATTTAAGTTCTTTAATTTTTGGTAATAATTCATTTAATTTTTCTTTTGCTGCTTCTAACTCATTTTTTAAAGTACCTTTTGAAACTGGAAAGTCAAAAATACCAGTTTCTGGAATTAATAATTCTATACCTTTAATTCTTTCCTCTAAACTTTCTCTTTCTTGTATAAGTTCTCTTAATTTATCTTCCCTAAATTTTTCTCCAACTTTATAAAATTTCATTAAAGCTTCAGTTGCATCATTAATCGGTTTAATAATTTTTAAAGTAAACGTATCTTGAAATTCTGCTCCAATAGGTGACAATAGTTGACCAATATTATCTCTAAGAACACTTAATGCAGTTTGCAATCTATCACCAGCGGCAGCAGGGCTATCCGCTAAGATTTTTGCATTTTCGCCATATTTATTAAATAAAGTTTCTGCAAAACCCATGAAATCTTCAAGTGTTACTTTTCCTTGCTCTAGTGCCTTATCTAAATCTGCTGGAACCATATCCATTGAATCAGCAAATAAAGTAAATGCACCGGGTAGCCTTTCTCCAAGTTGTTGTCTCAATTCTTCGGCTGATACTTTGCCTTTTGAGAACACCTGGCTAGTTGCTCTCATAGCTGCTTTCATGTCTTCCAATGAGCCACCAGTACCTCTTATACCAGCAGCAATTGCTTCAAATACCTTTTGTGCATCTTCTGTACTTTTACCAGCACCAATTACAGAAGCAGTTAAAGAAGTAAATTGTCGTGTAATAATTTGTTGAGGTATTGCTAACTGTTTAGATGTCACCGCCAAAAACTTTTGTGCATCTTCATACTTTTGCATATCGCCAATTACTAATCTAAGAGCTTTTCTTTGTAAAGCTAAAGACGCTGAAAACTCAGCAATACCAGAAATACTTTCTCTTAACATCCCAACTTGTGCGCCTACAACACCTCCAGTAATTGCACCTGGTGCGCCACCAATTATTCCCCCAATTGATGCTCCTAATACTCCTTCTGCACCACCATAAATACCAGCACCAGCAATTGCACCAGCGGTCTTTGCTACAGCACCAGCACGACCAGAAAATCCACCTTGTTTTCTACCTTGTGATTTTGCTAAAGCTGCATCTACTCTATTTATCTCAGCAGTTAATTGTTTAAATTCTGCTCCAGTAACATCGGCCATATCTCGCAATGCCATGAGAGCATTTTTCTGTGCTTTCATAGATGCAATAGAATTCATGCCCGAACTCTTTAACTTATCTAATTCAACTCTTAAATCTCTAACTCCTTGATCAGATAGTCTTTGAAAACTTTTTTCTACGCCTCTAGCTTCTCTAGTGATTCTTTTGAAAGCATTACCGACTTCATCATCTCCAAGTTTTTTAAATTTAATTAAAATATCACTTACAGTTTGTG